CCCGCTTGTTCCTCATCATATAGTCGCCCACAAGGGGCATATGCTGAGGAGATCCCGTTCGGACACCGTGGTAGGGCAGCTTTAAATGCCCGTAGACCACTTTGACGGTAGTTTCCGACAATATTCCTCGTCGGACGCCCACTGCTCTGTTCACTATCGAACTGAGCGAACCAGCACCTGCGAGCCTAAAGTGCGCATCTTTTACGCTGTGCCTTAACTCGCCAACTTGCCTCACGGCAAAGCAAGGTTGCCAATCCTGTGGGATCGTAAACGTCACCGGCTCCGCACTGGAAAATAAATGCCAGAGGAAGTAAGGACGCCTACCACTATTCGACCTAGTTACTGGTCGAGGACCGAAGCCCCGGAAGACCGGGGTTTGATAGTCAGGTTCTTCCTGATTGTCGGTCGTGCTTTTGTACAGCTTGCCAAGGCGGCGAGCGTCTGCCGGATCGATGAAGATCCCTGACATGGAGTCCGCATTGAACGGAACCAAGGGCAGACGGTGAGAACTCACATACATGCGGCAGAGACGCCACAAGTTCCCGCCAGGTACAGAAATAGCCAACAGGTTGTTGACTAAGTGGCATACTTGCGTCGGCACAGGATCGTGCGTAGCCCCTTCACGGATGTAGTAGGGAGTCACAAGTTTTCCATCGTACCAGTCAGTTCCACAGGATTCGCGGAACTTACATTCAGGATCAGAAAAGGATTTCTCCTGGTTGACCCGGAAGCCAAGGAAGCGTAACAGCTTTTGGAGGTCGGCAACCAACTCTGTCTCGATGACTATATCGTCACCATAAACGACGTTGATCTTGCTACCGACGGCTCTGCAAGCCGCAGTGAAGATTAGCGTTTCGAGCGGGAAAGTAAACCCGTTCCCCATGGAACTAAACTTGGCATAGGTAACCAAGTCTTCCCTACCCTCAACTCTACCAGAAACGGAGCGTAAACGCCACAAGAGCGAGTACCAACCCCTACTAAGCAAGAGGACAACCGCGTTGATGGCCAGCAAATCTGATGCCATCCGGAGGTCTATCGTTGCTCTAAGTCCAGTAATAGACCCTATTCGGGCCTGTTCCTGATTCCTGGTCTGGTCACGCAGATCGACACCCCATCTCAGCAACTTTTTGAGGATAAAACCCCCAGCTGCCAATTGGAGCGGCAGAACATGCGTCGGCTCGGCTGCAATGCCTCGCCACGTTTTCCAGTTCTTCGGCACCCACGATATCCGGTTCTCGGATACGTCGATGAACTTGCACTCAGCGGTATCCACCCCAAAGAACTTCAGGAGTGGAACGATATACCGATAAGCCGCACTAGGAGCCCGTATCTTACCTGAAACTTTCAGGAACGGTAAACTCCGTCGCCGCGACCTGTCCTGCGTCGCACCCGATGTTACGGTGAGTCTTTCGTCCAAAGACGACTCAAACTCTCCGACGTCCCCCAGAAGGTGATCTATATCACGCTGCATCCGGTGGATCCAACCGCGCATCTTAGGGCTTAGACGTTCTTCGTGAACGCCATACCAGTCAAGTCGCTTGTTGGTTATTCGGCAGATCTTCTCGGCAACTGTGAAATTTTCAACAGCCGCTTCGTAACATCTATCCGGATCGTCGAACGCCATGTTCTTTGAGAACATAGCAGCCACCTGGCGTAGTATTTGCCAGGCTTCGCTCCCCACAAGATACTCGGGGAACCGCGTAACACACTCCGTTACGGACTTGAGGTCCCGTGAACGGAACATACCGAGGAGTTGGTTTCCAACCTTCTCACCCAGTACCGGACTCGCGTCAACCACGTAGGCACGTGCTATCTCCCATGTGGAGACGGCCACCTTCTTAGGGGCAGCCCCGCGCGCGTCTTGTTTCTTTCTCTGTGAGTCTGTCATTGCGACAACTCCTAGATACCCGTCTTAGTCTCGTTCGACGAGGGATGTGTGTATCTCCAGCAGCTGGTGAGCGTTCCTTACCAGGAACCCACTCACACGCTCAAGTGGACAGGCCATAAGCCCCACCACGAAGAGAAGGATGATTACGGCAAGCCGTACCACCCTAGTCTGCCAGGTTGCCCTGCGAGGCCACCATCGCGGTGAACTCGTCCGAATTCACGATATCTCGGAAGTCGGCAAGGGCAAGGAGAACATCTGCAGTATCGGCGTTAGCCGGCTGCCGGTGGAACGTGGAAAACACGATCTTACCGCCAAGGATCTCGGCGGTCGTTGCGTCCTTTGCGCCGTACGTCACCTGGACGTGGTTCTCCGCGGAGGCCACGGGGGTGACGGGACGCTTCCTCTTCTGGACGACCAGTCGAGGATTCCCGATCGTATGCGCAGGGAGCGCATAGGTCCGAACTTCGCCCTGTTGACTTTGGAAGTCGAGGACGGTTGACATTGCTGCCATATTTCTTCTCCATTCTAGGATTAGATTATGCGTTTCGCTAAGATCGTCGCTGCGTCAAGCAAGCGATCGCTCGTTAGTTCCACACGGATTCGCGGAATTAAGTGGTTAATGTTCAACGGCCCAACAGAGTGCCGTCGACGGTATACTACAGAAGCGTTTGAAGTACCGCTGTTGTAGTACGGCGCGGTGGCGTAAGCGCCAACGCCGAGTTGCACCGATTCAGGTACAACTGTGGCTGTCCCAGACTCTGTGTATGAGATCCCAAAACTCTGGATACATCGGTCAGCACGGAGCATGACCTCCCAGGCTTTGAAAAC